ATGGATGTAAACGCTATTACACCTGCACCAACAACTTTACCTGTTGTATCAAAGTATAATACTCCGTTACCAGCAGTGGAGAAATCTCCATTCTGGAAGAATATACCTTTTATATCTAGGAAACCTTTTGTACCACTTAAAACGTTACCAGTAATGGTTGCATCGGGAATGTAAGTCCATGATCTTTCAGGTGCATTACTGGTTTCTCCACTACTATCATTATAACCAAAGAATCCAGTTTTATTATTCGCTACTCCACTTCCAGTATTATAGTTAAACGAAATACCACGATCTGTATTTGTATCAAATCCGTGAGTGATTGTTAATTGTGTTGTAGTTGTAATACCAGCAGTTGTTTGTCCATTGATAAAGACTGTAGAAACACCAGCTGATGAGGAGAATGAGTGAATAGTAGTTGTACCAGCACCTGGTAATGAAGAACTACCACTTATTTGATCTCCAGTATTAATACCAACAATTGAATCTAAAGTAATTGCAGATGTCCCAGAACCAACAACTGCCATCACAGTTCTCTTACTAATCACATCACCAAT